CTTTATAAGTTAATGCTGCTAATGCTGCGAGTGCTGCTGCTTTTCCACCTGGCCCAACTTTCCCAGCCTTACTTTTAGTTGTAAGTATGGGTTTAAGTCTAGTTACTGGTGGTGCTGCTGCGACAATTTTCTTAACTTTTGTTTTAGCTTTAACTTTCTTAGCTACCTTGGCTTTTGCTTTTGCCTTAACTTTTATTTTTTTAGCTTTTTTTGCTTTACCCAATTCCCAATATTCAAAGGCTTTTGCTTTTGCCTTAACTTTCTTAGCTACCTTGGCTTTTGCTTTTGCCTTAACTTTTATTTTTTTAGCTTTTTTTGCTTTTAATTTCTTTGCAATTAAAGCTGCTGCTCTTCTTGCTGCTATGCTCATTACCATTGTTTTCTCCTAAACTATAGCGACATCAGGGCCTAATCTGCCCTTGTTATGCCATCTTGATGTTTCGACATCTGCGTGTCTTAAACTCATCACTGCATAACGAGTAGCCGACATCAAATCGTCTCTTATTTTAACCAACTTACCATCTTTACGATGATAAAGTCTGTACTCCTGAAACCAGTCATACATAGTGTTAAATACTTTAAACTTTCCCTGTTCCATTCTAGTCAGTATTTCCATCAACCCAGCCTCTACAGAATTGCCTCCTTTCTTCTCACCTAATGCAGGTGGGTTTTCAAAGTGGAAAGGTAGCATATTGACATGAGCCGTTCTGTATTGTTCAGCGAGTGTTATGCCTGAACCCTTATCATGTTGGTAGCCATCATGTGGCCATGCTATAGGGATATAATGACTTCCCTCTCTTTCATTAATGTGTGTTGCATGATAATCAGGAGTTTCCTTTCTCATAGAATAACAGTCATACAGATAAACTATATCCTCATCTCTGTCCCATGCTACCCACACGACTGCTGTGGGGTGGTCGTAGCCAAAATCAAGACCTGCGATTCTTGGATAGTGTGGGGGTATGTTAAAGGGTTCGCAGGTCAAGTTATCCTCATCAATAGGAAATACTAATCCACTTCCTATCATAGGGATTCCTTTACTTCTTAATTCTCTTTCATGATGAGGTAGGGCAGACCATATCTGCTCTTTCATCTCATCTGTCAAATGGTCGGCATCTTCCCAACCTGCCGTAACCAGTGCCTGTTTAGGCTTTAGTTCTGTTGTAAAATTTGCTACTACATCAGTCATACCATTCTCAGGCGTGAATGTTAAGTAAACCATTCCTTGTCTGTCTAATGTTCTCGTAATACATTGTGAATAGATATCTTGTGCTGGTTCTTCATCTAACCAAATCAAATCTATACTCTCCCCCATAAATTTTTCAGCACCCATCTCGTATGCTTTGAAGGCAACCCTAGACCACCCACCTGATTTATGTTTAACGAGTACCGAAGAATGTGCATTGGGTACTCCAGGTTTTCTTGTAGTCTCACCGATTAAGTGTTTTGGAATACTTCCTTTTCCCTTATCTCTCGGGTTGTCAGGTTGCCCAAATAATTCTTTCTGACAGATATCTCTTGTGGTTTCATTAGATGCACCACACACCCATGCCTTAATGGGTTTCTTAAATCTCCTGCCTTCCCACCAATCAGGATATAACCCTGTCAGGTGTATGGACATCTCCATAGCACCGACATAGGATTTGCCTACCCTATTCGCTGCCATCAATAATCGTTGATTAGCCTCACTCCCTGTCTCGTGGAAGATTTTTTGAAAGTCATAAGGCTCATAATAGTTTAGTGTGTTTTCTTCTTTTCGCTTTTTCAGAGTGTCCAGTATTTCTTGTACTCTTTCTGTTTCGTGCATGGGAATTGGGTATAGTTGTCCACTTAAAATTATGTGGTTTTTTAAATGATTAGTCAATACTTATTTGAATATAATGAATTACTAATACTCTTGTAACTTCCGACCAGTGAGTGGAATAGAGATATAACAGTTTGGCCCACATTCGTGGGGGGTCGTGGGTCAAACACAAACCATATATACTGCTGGTACGAAAAAGAGACAACCAATGGCAGCCTATTGCTTTTTATTTGTGCGTGTGTGTGTGCGTGTACCTACGTCTTTACATCAAACATAACAACAAGAGACCCAACAAAACAAAATAAAAACAAAACAACATGACCAAAGTTTTATTTATGTATGTATATAAAGTTAAACAATTAAGAACTGAAAGATTCTCGGCACTTTTTTATTTTATGTATAAAGTTAAAAGAGAATTGTACGATATTTGTACAATGCTATTTGTTCTGGTCAAGTGCTTTCTACAGCCCTTATTCTAAGCCGTATATTAACTGTTGACAATAATTTAAGACTGTGATTTAATGGGACATATTCTAGATTAAGTTTAAATATACTGAAATGAATAAGATGAAAAGAGCACGGAGGTTGTGAGTAGTCGACTGCCGACTTAATTATTTATAAGTGCAGTGAGCCCCAAATAATAACGGAGGTTATTATGAAAATTGAAAGATACAAAAGCGATAAAAAAGTAACACATGCACTTTCTTATCATAAGGGTAAGGACGGTGAAGATGTTAGTCATAACTTGGTCAGTGGATTGGATAATGATATTCATAATGTTGTAAAGGTTATTTTGCTTGATAGAAGAAAACAATGTGAGGGAGTATATGAACTGGTAATTCTATCTGATGATGGTGATTCTTATGTGGGACATACAATTACCATCTTTGAAAAAGACTGTTAGATATGTTTGATATTTATAAAGACGAAAACGGAAACGTTAGAGACGAGGACGGAACAATTTTAGTTCCTGCCAAATAAATTAACTGGGGCTTACTGTAGCTATAAATAATTAAAAGAATTCGGCAGGGTGTAATTAACAACGGAGTTATTATGAAAACTAAAACTACTATTGCAGAAAAATTTGGTTTTAAAACTAAACTTGATGCTGATACACAAGAGAGACTTTATACAACATTTAAAGACCAACCTGATAAATTTGGTAATAATGGTTTAAAAGTAATGTGGAAATATTATGAAGGGAGAAATGATGTTGTTGCAAGATTTTTCAAAAATTGTTATCAATATGAAAAGATTTTTCAAAAATTGTTATCAATAAAATAGGTAAAATTGAATATAACTTATATTCAAAAAATATAAAAAATTTAATACATAAATAAACCCTACACCCTGCTGATACAGAATTAAATAAAAGAATTCGGCAGGGTGTAATTAACAACGGAGGAAAATATGAAATATGTAATAAGAGATGCTGTTAAAAAGCATATTGACGGCTTAACAGTTGACGAATTGGACGAACTTATTATTCAAGCCAATAATAACAGAGAAAAATTTTTGGCATGGTCAAGTTGGGACATTATTTTATATGCTGAAGATAGAAGAAAATTACTTTTAAACTATGAGAGAGTATGTTCAGATAATATATTCTGCAATTAAAACAAGAGATAAAATAAACCCTACACCCTGCTGATACAGAATTAAAAGAATTCGGCAGGGTGTAATTAACAACGGAGTTATTATGAAAACACTAAATAAAAAACACTTGAAAATTATTAATGACCTTATTTGTCAAATGCGTTGCAATGAAAATTGTATAGCTACTATTTCAAAGAAAGATATACAGCCAGATGAGGAAAAAACATTTGCTAATTATCTTTTTTGGCATACAAGGGCTGTTAGTATAAAGCTATATGAAGATTATGGCATCTCTTACTTTTCACTAGGTTCAGTAAGAAGGAATTTAGCAAGAGCAGATTTCATCAAGAAGGAAGAAGATGAAGCATACAAGCAATGGAAGAGTAGTAAAAGAAGAGAAAGAGATAGACTTAAAAGTAATAAGGCTTAAATAAACCTTACACCCTGCTGATACAGAATTAAAAGAATTCGGCAGGGTGTAATTAACAAAGGAGGAAAATATGAAAAATGTTATTAATATAAAAGCTGTTGAGAAAAGTTATAAACAAAGCCGTAATGAAATCATGGGCGAGTTTATAACTGATATGTTTCAGTTGTCAAAAAAACTTGGACATAGCGAGGGTGAAAGTGATGCTAGATTTTTTGAAATAGCTGGCTTAAAACTTATCGCTCACGAGTTAATGAGACTGCCTAGAAACAGACTTATACGGAACAAACCATTTGCGATTTTATCAAATGATGTGCAAGGTTTGTTGCCTACTGTATCTAATATGATTGATGAACGGATAGCAGATATAAAGCATAGCATCTATATTAGAGATAGACTTAAAAGTAATAAGGCTTAAATAAACCTTACACCCTGCTGATACAGAATTAAA